ATAAGAGAAGGTAGAAAGTGGATAGATAATCTTTTGCAAAAGGAGAATGTCTTATATAATTGCGTATATGCAGAAAACTTGTCTGCTATTAAGTGGTTAAAGACACTCGGCTTTACCTTTGTTAAGCTCCATCCTGAATACGGTCATATGAAGAAACCATTTTTTGAATTTGTGAGGATTGCTTAAATGTGCGTTGCAGTAGCTGGTTTAACCGCCATACAAACAGCTTTTGCTGCACAGCTTGCATTAACAGCTGTTACAGGAATAGCGGAATACCAAGCACAGAGACAACGTACTAAATATCAATATGAAGCTGCTGTAAGAGCTGCTGAAGCTGCTAACCAAGCTTATGTAGATCAAACTGAAGGTTTAAATTCAAGACTAAGAGAAGAAAAACAATTAGCAGAACAAGAAAAATTTAAAGTTAAAAAGAAAACTCTTCAAGCACAAGGAGCAATTAGAGCATCAGAAAGAACAGGTTTAACTGTTGATTTATTATTAGCTGATGCAGATAGAGAAAGAGGTAATTGGACAAATGCTTTAAATCAGACTATTCAATCTGCTGATAGACAATTTGGAAGGGATTTAAAAGGATTAGAAGCACAAAGAAAAGGAAGATATAACCAAGCTTTAGATATAAGGAATCAAGCAGCTGCTAATGCTCCTTCTTTACTAGGAACTATTGGTAGTATTGCAAATGCTGGTCTTACTAATTACATCAACTACAGATCTTTAGCAATCCAAGGTTAAAATGACTAACAGTTTCCTTTCTGAAAATAGCTTCAGACCTCAAGCATCACCAGTAGATACTTATGTACGTCCTAGTACGGTTGCTCCTGCTACTGGTATTAGCCAATTAGCTAAAGCTCTTAAAGGTATTAACCCTGCACTGCAAACATATTTAGATTTTGAAATAAAAGAAGAAATAAAAAAAGAACAACAAATAGGAATAAATTCAGAAATTCAAAGAATTCTTGATGATGGAACTTTTGGAAAATTAACAAACAAAATTAGAAAAAAAGATGGTGATGAAGCTGCTAGAGAATTAATTGGTGGGAGTATTTTTAGACGTAAAGCAGCAGAAAGAACTAGAGTAAAAATAAAAGCTTTAGGATTAAAAACTGCTTTAGAAGGTGAATATACAAAACCATTTGATACAGGTGAGGTAGATCAAAATGGTAATCCTATTTTAAAATCAATTAGTGAATTTGCTCCTGATTCTAAAGAATTTTTAGAGTGGAGACAAAAAAAAATTGATATGGCACTTGCAAATATTGAAGGTGTAAGTCCTGAAATGATTGCTGAACACTTTATACCAAAGATGCAAGAGCAAATATTTAATATTACAAGCCACCATATAAAAGAACATAAGCAGTTTCAATTCAACCAATTACTAGAACAAACTCCTGACGTAATAAACAAAGCTTCTGATTTTGCTATTAAAGGTGATATTGAAACTTTAAAACCTCTTTTAACTGATCATTTTCAAGGCTTATATAAAATAGGAGTCACAGGAACAGATGCTAAAAAATTATATACAGATGCTTTAGATAATATTTTTGCTAGAGCTGACTTGGCCGCCAAAAGTAATAATCGCACGTTATTAAAGAAAGCAGCATCTCTGCCTCAATTACTTGCACAAAATATTCCTTACGGTCAAGGCGGTTTAAAAGATCTAACAAGCCATCCAGACTTTGCAGAAAAAAATGCTGATTTCATTAATGACTTTTATGGCAAAAGAAAGAAAGTAATTGAAGATAAAAAAGATTTAGATGCTTTATTAAAAGAGAAGGAGATGGAAGATCTTCAAACAGCAATTGCAAATGAGAAAGATCCTACAAAAGCTAGACAAATGTTTGAAGAATATTTAAACAATCCTGAGAATCAAGATGTTCGTAAAGAGGTAAATAACCTAGGAATGATTGATAACTACAAATTAAAAACTGATATTGCACCAGCAATAGAAGCAGGAATAATTACAGGTAAATATCAAAGTGCTGCTGATGCAATAACAGATATAAATATGTATAAAAATAGACATCCAACTTGGGATAATGAAGCTCTTGATATTTTCGATGATTTAATTAGCAAAGCTATAACAGCTAAAGGCATAGGAAGCAAGGTTGAAGATGTTGTTCGAGATATAATGGACCCTGTTAAAGAAAATCTAGGAAAAACTTTCTTAGGCTTTAAAAAACCTGAAAAAGCAAGGCAAGCTCTTCGATTAGGAAGGCAAGCAAATATATCTGTTCAAAAATGGGCTCTTGATTTTATAAAAGAGAATAAAAGAGTTCCTAACGATTATGAATGGAATCAAATTCAAAGACAGTATCAAGATCAAATATTTGCTGAGATAGGAGTTCTTGATTCTGCTGAAGTAGAAAGAACATATCCTATAAAAGATTTTGATAATCCTTTTAAAGGAATAACAGGTAAAAGAATCAAGAAAACAATAAACTCATCTACAGTTAATACATCTGAATCAACTTTAAATCAAACTAAAGCAAACAGAAAAACAGAAGAAAGTTTTATGGCTCCCGACCCTAGCAATATGGGAGATCAAAGTTCTAATACAGTAATTGATACTGTCAACCAAGTTGTTAACGCACTTACTGGTACAGGAACAGCAGCAGCTGGCACATTAGATGGAAAAAGTGTTTTAGAAGAAATAGATATTACTCAACCAATTGCTCAACCAAATTTAGAAAGATTAGCAATAGAAGGAGGTTTTACACCTGAACAAGCAAGAATAATGGCAGCAATTGCTATGGCTGAATCAGGTGGTGTTGCTAGATCTTTAAATGATGTAGGTGATGACAACTCATTTGGTCTATGGCAAATCAATATGATTGATGTCCCTGACTACAAACTAGGAGAAGAACGTAGAGCTAAATTAAACCTAAAAACAAATGATGAACTTTATAACCCTGCTACAAATGTAAGAGCAGCTAAGATGATCTTTGATGAACAAGGGTTTGAAGCTTGGGGGGCTTATACCAACGGAACTTACAAAGACTTTTTATCCAACACTAATTAATCATGCCTACTCCACAAGAAAGATTTTTCAAAGACAATGAAGACTACAGTTACTTAGGGTTTCCTGAAGGAGATAAAGATAGACCTTCAAAGGTAGTAGCTGGTCAAGCCTTTAGAGGAGCTGTTTCCGGTCTTGTTGATATACCCAATGAACTAAAGAATGTATATGACTGGGCAGCTGGTAATCCATATGAAGATGATCAAATAGTTGATTTAAAAGCATGGGGTTTAAAACGAGAAGAAGATGAAGGTTCTCTTGTTTATGAAGGTTTTAAATTTGGTAGTCAGTTTTTAATTCCTTACGCAGGATTTAATAAAGGTCTTAAAGGTATTTCAGGAATAAAAGCTGTAAAAGGCGTAGGTATGGGCAGTACTGCTGTTAGAAGTTTTACAGCTGGTGCTGCTACAGATTTTGTTGCTTTTGATGCTTATGACGGCAATATG